TCTGGATTGTTATAGAAATCATCAACAACAATTATGTTTTGTCTCATCTCCAATCAGGCCCCTCAAACCAACACACAACACTGTTACGAACACCTTTTGTGACAGGAGTTACCCAGTGTTCTATAAAAGACGGAAACCATATAACTGTTCCTTGTTCAAAATAATCTTGTGGTTTTTCATTCTGAACATCAAGAGTAAGTCTACCACCTTCGTATGTCTTTGGATCTGTAAGTTGTAATACCACAGATAACTTGCGATGTTTATCTGTCTCATTTAACCAAAACACATCATGATGTCTTTTATACTCACCACGATCCTTCTCATGATATTCTCCAAGTTGCATGTATTCAAGATCGTCAATATGAAATCCAAAAAAGTCACGATTGACTTGTGTGGTCAATATCCACATTCTTTCAAATACATCGCGGTATATATCTTGTTTCATCCACTTGACTTTACTCCTGCGGTAAGACAAGTCAGGATTCTCACCATTTAGACCTTGATTGGCCTGAATGGCGGGTAAGTTAATGCTGCGATCTATAATACTTTTACACTCATCTGAAGAAAATGCGTTCCTCCAAATGGCCCATTCGGCATTCATTTGACATTAAAATACTCCTAGAACTATACCACAAAGTTCTAGGAGTATCAAGCATTGACAAAAAGTTAATTCACAAGTAGGATCACTCTGTCAGGTTTCGAATGAACTTGTCAGCTATAAGTAACAGCTGGTTTAGAGGGCCAGGTTGGATTTTCTGTTGGATTGGATCTAATAGCTCTCAGTGATGCTCTATATGCATCCCACTCAGATTGATTTGCAAGACCAACATCAGGTAGTGCAGCAAAGTCACTCTGTCTTAAAAGAAGGGTAGCATACTCTTTCACCGTACCATAGAAACCCTGCATGTCTCCATAGATCGATTCTGGACCATCTAACTTAGCAAATTTTTGACGAACTTCACCCTCACTCACAATTAAGTTATACTTTTCTTGCAGTTGAGCTACTGTTGGTTTGGGAATATCGTTGGAAGAACCCCAACGTAATCCATTTGTGATGTTTCCAAATTCATCAAACTCAGCATCAGCATCTGTGATGGTCCCAGCAGCAGACCAATCATAAGCAAGATAATACTTATTGAGAACGTAACCGGCGGCTTCTAAAGAAATTGAGGCAGACATAATTTTAAAAAAGTGATCGTTTTTATTTATTACCTAAAAATGTTATTTTATTGGGTTATTTAGCTATAACTGAAATCACCCGTTTGAATTGATCCGTGGAGAGCGGGGTCCATTGTAAATTCTCTCACCCATATAACGGATCCATAAGGTCTAATTCTGCCATCATCTTGACCACCAGAATTATTCCACCTGGCAAATGGGTTGGAGCTGTCGGTGTTAGCACAGTTCCAACCCATAGTAATTTGAACATCTCCTTTAGGTGCATAAAATATGTCATTACCATTGATATGGTTGATTGTATTCGCCCATGCACTGTAGGTGTAATTAAATGCACCACTCTTTTGGCCGTTTACTTCAATATATGTTCCACAATCACCAGAGGCATTATTATTTCCTTGAATTTGAGCAGAGATCAAAAGATATGTTTCATCATAGTCACCTAACTTTTCAGCAGTGAATTTCCACATCTCATAGAAGCTTCTTGCGGAGAGAGCTTGTGAAGTTGCATTTCTATATTGTTTCCAATTCACAAGGCCGCCGACTGTGGACCTAATGTGTTCTCCGCTGGTATTTTGGATAGACGATCCAGAGATCCTTACGGTGCTCATACTAGTACCTCATACATGATGAACGATGTTGCTTGGTTGGCGCCTCTGGCATCATTTTGGCCCCTCATGGCATTGTAAGTAGTTAGTGGATATTGATTTCCAGTTCTAACTCTATATCCAAATCTAAATATATGAGACCCTGCTGCTAATGTGGTCCATTCACCTAAAAAATTTACAACATTTGGATAAGTGGAAGTTTGATATGCACCATCAATATTATGATATCGTGTAGTTGCTCCACTTGTTTGACATTGTACATACTCACCCTGTATACCAGAAACGGTGTTACGGCCAAGTCTCACTCCATGGCAGACAAGCTTACTGCTAGCAGCACTATTTAATTTGTTGAAAGTCCAATAAAATACAAAAGCTTCAACGTCGTTAGTGGCCCTCGTTATTTGACTTTTTACGATTACAGGTTGAGTCTTAACAATAGAACCTGCACCACCCGTGAACATGTTACCGCCAGTAGCGGTTTGTATCGTATTTACCTTAAGTGATACACTACTCACAGTAGCACCTCCCAAACGTGAATTACAGCAGTTTGTTGATATCTGCGGCCGTCATCTCTTCCATCACCACCACAGAAATAAGCGAATGGTCTGCCGGTATCACTATTGTTATGGGCCCATCCTGCTGTTATTGCATGATTTCCAGCACCAAGAGTCGTCACTTCCATCAATCCAACAACAGTAATTGTTCCACTAGGATACCAATTATTGTATTGATATGTAAAATCATAACCTCTGGCGCCGCCGACATCAACATAAGTACCACAGTTACCAGATTGTCGGTTGCAGCCGTTTAGATTGGCTTCAACAAATAACGTACTTACAGTTGAACCATAAGTTTTAGTTACGTTACCAGCATTCCAAAACACCGCTGCATTAGAGTTAGATATGGCAGACTCTGTTGCAGTTCTAAACTGAGTAAATTTAACACATTGTCTGCCATCTGAGGACATCATTAGATGTCCCTTCTCATTTTCAATTCTATTTGCTCTTAGGGTACTCATGAACTTTTTTTATGTTATTTAGATGATGACCCAATAACCGCCGGAACTAACAGTTACGGTTACCCCACTATTTATAGTGATTGGGCCTATACTTAAGGAGTTATTTCCACTGGAAATTGTTGTGTTGGAAGTAACGGTATTTGAGTTCTGCATTACAGAACCACCACCGCCAGCACCGATGGTTTGTGACATTAGACCTCCGTAGCTCCTGTGTAGTAATCAGTTGACTTGAGATGATTGTATGCCTGAGTCAGAATTGAATCAGAACTGTCAGGATCAATCATAAATTTAATATCAAATGATGTACCATCAGTGTACAATCCATTCACGCCAACTTCAGTAGGAGAGTTACCAAAAGCACCAATAGCTTGTTTACCATTCTGTCTGGCTTCTTGTGAAGCATATACAAGAATGGAAATCCAACCAATGTATCCTGCTCTCCAATAGACTTCAGGACCACGATCACCATCAGTTAGACCATCTTCTCTTGATGAATCTGGTGGTGGAGCAATGTCCTGAAGTCTTTTTTCAGTTTTGACGTTGGTGATGAGGTGATAGGCATTATCTACCACCACACCAGTGCCAGGAATTTCAAAGTCTCTCAATAAGGCCATCTTACTCCCCTAACTTTTTCTTGAGTTCGTCAAGTTCTTTTCTCATAGTATTTATTACTTCATTCTGTTCCTTGACTGCCTCAATCAACAGTGCAGTCAGGTTTCCATACTCAACTGAATACTCATCAACATCCTCAGCATAAGTAACAACCTCGGGAACAACTTGCTCAACTTCTTGAGCAATCAGACCCATCTTGGTTCCTTCCTTACGGTTCTTAGCCTTTGTAAGATCCCATTCGAAAGTAACACCACGGAGTTTGAGAACCTTATCTAATGGACTTTCAATAGTCTCAATGTTCTTCTTGAGTCTGACATCAGATGCAGCAGTGATAGTTCCAGTTGCATAAATGTCACCAGTAACATAAAGTTCATATGTAGATGATGTAGTAGATCCAGTAATGCCAAGGCAATTGTTACTATGATCATAGAATAATGCCCAGCGACTACCACCTTCCCAATATAATCCACCACGACCATTACCAGCATTATCAAAGATCAGGTGTGGATCATTACTTGCTTGGTCAAATGCTAAACCATACCAACCATTTCTAGATCCCTGAACATTCCATGATCCATAAGATGTTGCAGTGTTGGTTAGGAAATTTGCACCGTTAGTAGCATTGTAAATACCTGGATCAGTTCTCAACCAGTTATATGAATAGGCATAGTTAGATGTGCCATTAATTTGGAATCTCAGAGTAGAACGATCATTGTAGTCATTCCAGAATCTATAACCACTGTAACTTGCATTAGCACCAAAACTAATACCAGTATGGTAGTTAATTGCAAGGTCTGGGTATGGAGAACTCCATGCACCATCTTCTTGGAAGATATCATAACCATAAGAAGAAACAGCAAGGTTTGAATCACCACCAGCATCTCTAGATTTCAGAGTTTTATAAAGTAGTCTAGTTCCATCATAAGTGACATTTGCAGCACCAGCAGGTGATCCACCATTATTGTAGATGAATTGTGTATTTGATCCTGCTACAGGGCCTGGAGGACCTTGTGGACCCTGAGGGCCTTGTGGTCCTTGTGGACCAGTGGCACCCTTTTGACCTTTAGTTCCTTGTGGACCTTGTGGGCCAGTGGGACCAGCAGCACCTTGAGGACCAGTGGGACCTTGAGGACCTGTTGCACCCTTTTGACCTTTGGTTCCTTGTGGACCTTGAGCACCAGTAGCACCCTTTTGTCCTTTGGTTCCTTGAGGGCCCTGTGGACCTGTTGGACCCTGAGCACCTTGAGGACCTTGTGGACCAGTGGCACCCTGGGCACCCTGGGCACCTTTCTGTCCCTTCTCACCCTGAGGACCTGTTGCACCTTGAGGACCTGTTGCACCTTGAGGACCCTGAGCACCTAGTTGACCCTTTTGGCCCTTAGTACCTTGAGCACCTTGAGGACCCTGAGCACCTTGAGGACCTTGAGCACCCTGAACACCCTTTTGTCCCTTCTCACCCTGAGGACCTGTGGGACCTTGTGGACCCTGAGGACCAGTGGCACCCTGAGGACCTTGAGGGCCGGTAGGACCTGTTGCACCCTTCTGACCCTTAGTTCCCTGAGGGCCCTGAGCACCAGTTGCACCCTTTTGACCTTTGGTTCCCTGTCCACCAGTAGCGCCTTGAGGACCTTGAGGACCAATCTCACCTTTCTGACCTTTAGTTCCCTGAGGACCTTGAGGACCTTGAGGACCTTGTGGACCAGTTACACCCTTCTGTCCTTTTTCACCCTTGTTACCTTGAGGACCAGTAGGACCTGTTGGGCCAGTAGGACCAGTTAGACCTTGTGGACCCTGAGCACCAGTTTGTCCTTTCTGACCCTTCTGACCAGTAGGACCTTGAGCACCAGTTTGTCCCTTTTGTCCTTTGGTTCCTTGTGGACCTTGAGCACCTTGGGGACCAATCTCACCTTTCTGACCCTTAGTTCCCTGAGGACCCTGAGCACCAGTTTGTCCCTTTTGACCCTTAGTTCCTTGAGGACCTGTAGGACCTTGAGGACCCGTTGGGCCGGTAGGACCTTGAGGACCTGTTGCACCCTGAGCACCCTTCTGTCCCTTCTCACCTTGGATACCTTGAACACCCTGAGCACCTTGAGGACCAGTGGCACCCTTCTGTCCCTTCTGACCCTGAGGGCCGGTAGGACCCTGAGCACCTTGAGGACCTTGTGGACCAGTGGCACCCTGAGCACCCTGAGCACCCTTTTGACCCTTGGTTCCTTGAGGACCCTGAGCACCTTGAGGACCTTGAGGACCAGTGACACCCTTCTGTCCTTTTTCACCCTGAGGGCCGGTTGGACCCTGAGCACCCTGAGGACCTTGTGGACCAGTAGCGCCCTGAGCACCTTGAGCACCCTTCTGACCTTTAGTTCCCTGAGGGCCCTGAGCACCTTGTGGACCTTGAGGACCAGTTACACCCTTCTGTCCTTTTTCACCCTGAGGCCCGAGTTCACCCTTTTGACCCTTCGTTCCTTGAGGACCTTGAGCACCCTGAGCACCTTGAGCACCCTTCTGACCCTTGGTTCCTTGAGGACCTGTAGGACCTTGAGCACCCTGAGGACCCTGGTCACCCTTTTGTCCTTTCTCACCTTGAGGGCCGAGCGCACCCTTTTGACCCTTATCACCTTGAGCACCCTTCTGACCTTGAGCACCAGTGTCACCCTTCTGACCCTTAGCACCATCAACACCAGCAGAACCTTGAGCACCAAGTTCACCTTTCTGACCCTTGGTTCCTTGAATACCCTGAGCACCTTTCTGACCTTTATCTCCAGTGACACCGACTTCACCCTTCTGACCTTTATCACCTTGAGGGCCTTGAAGTGCAGCGGTAGAGATCTTCTCCCACTTAACACCACTTGCATCACCAATCAGAACGGATGTTGCAGCACCAACGTTGTTATAGAAGTCTTTAAGGTATGAATCAAGTTCTACAGTGCCACTGAATGTGGACACACCAGAGTTGACGACACCATCAACAGAAGCCGTTCCTGTTACATCAATACCATATGCGGTGGTTGCAAGTTTTTGTGATCCATTGAAGTAAAGTTCAACATCACTCGATTCTGTACCACGAATCAGATATACAGACTCAGTTGAGTCCATAACACCAAAGTCATTGGTGAGAACTCTAAGATCACCAGTACCAGTAGTATCAGAAATATAAGATCTAGTTCCAGAGTGATAGATCTCTAGGTCATCACCAGTACCAATCTGAAGTCTGTCATTATCTTCAAGATTTACATTACCCAGGAACGTGGTAACACCAGTAATTCTGAGGTTTGTGGCCTTGAGGTTAGTGACAGTACCAACACCAGATGCAAATATGTTAGTGAATGATGGGAATGCTCCAAGAGAAACCGTTCCACCACTTATATCAAGTCCAGAACCAATCTGAACAACACCAGTTTGGCCAGTTGTAGCTTCTCTGACCTGATTGGCAGTTATAATACCTGTAATACGACCATAAGGATCAACACTTATTCTCTGGATGAATGAAATATCACCACTTGTGAGATTACTTCTAGTGTTAGAAACAGTAGCGAGGTCAATGTCATTAGGATTGACAACGATTCTTGCAGTGCTAGCAGTTCCAACGTCAATCGTGTTGATGGTCTTAGTCAGACCATCTCCAGCCTCTACCTGACCAGGAGCAGTGAACTGTGTGAACTCAAGGGCAGAAGTACCAATCGCAACTGGGCCCTTGGTAAGAAGAACGAAACCATTACCAGAGTTGAGTGTACCTTGCAGAACGAAGGAGAACGAACCTGGTTGTACCTCAGCTTCTTCGTCAAAGTCTGTCGTTCTTTGAAGTTCCCAAGAAGTAGATCCAGAACCAATTCTTGTGATCTCATAGATACCATTCTCAATAGGATCTGTCTGATCCTTGATCATGATACGGTCTTGAACCGTAAGGCCTACTGCACCATCAATAACTCCATCAATGTTTCCATTGGAGTTACTGAACAGTTTAGCACCAATACCTGATGCACCGTTGGTATAACTTGCATTACCAATATTTGCAGTGGTTGCAGCGGATACCGCAGCCTTAATGACGATACCTGCCTGAACACTATCAACGTAAGACTTGGATACCAGTTCAGCGGAATCAATTGGTGTCAGAACTCTTGTGAAGAATTGTCTTGCGTAGATGTCTCCATGGGCTTCTACATCACCACCGATGGCCAGTTGTCTGTTTGGAGAAGAACTATTAACACCAACTCTATTTGTACCATCATCATAGATCAGTGCGGATGCACCACCAAATTCACCACCGTTGTTGTATTGAACCTGACCATCAGATCCAGCAACTTGAGAGGAAACAGTGATTGTTGCACCAGCACCACTAGCAGTTGCAGTGATACTACCACCAACAAAGTTGATATTTGTAACAGAACCAGCGGAACCAACTGTAGATCCTTCATCCTCAATGGTAACACCATTAACAGATCCTACACCGTCACTAACATTGATCCAGTTGACTCCACCTGCACCAGTAGATGCAAGAACCTGATTAGCGATACCAATATCACCAGTGCTGTCCTTGATTCCACCATCAAATCTAGCATAACCACTGACAGTTGCAGCGGCAGAAATGATAACGTCATCCAGAATGGCCTGACCATCAACATCAATCGTAGAGGAGAATGTTGCAGCACCAGTAACAGTGGATGCACCAGAGACAGTTACATCAGTCGCAGAAAGTCTTGTGACAGTCTCATCGGTTGCGGTGAGAGTTGTGAAGGTTGCAGCAGTACCAACTGTATCAGTAGGAGTCAGTCTGGTTGCAGTCAGATCAGTAAATGTAGCGGCAGTACCGACTGTATCTGTTGGGGTCAGTCTGGTTGCAGTCAAATTGGAGAATGTTGCGGCCGTACCTACAGTGTCTGTTGGTAAGAGTGTAGCAACAGTTGCAACACCAGTAACATTCAGTTCTTGTGTTTCTGTTGTTCCTGCAATCGTGACACCATAACCAGTGGTCTCAAATTTCCTGACGGCATCATAGTAGAGTGATACCTCAGCGTTTTGATTTGCCTCTATTGCCAGTTCATTAGAGTTTGATCTTATATGAACACTACTTCCATCTAAGTATAGTCTTCCTGCTCCAATATCTCTAACATAACTATGACTTCCATCATGGTAAATCTCCATATCTGGGAGATCACCCAATCTTATCTTATCATTATCACCAAGATTTACATTTCCTTGGAATGTAGAGACACCAGTGACTTTTAAATCAGTTACAGAATCAATTCTAGTTGCAGCAAAGTTTGTGGATGTCAGAGTAGTAACAACACCCGCAACTGCACGGAGGTTTGCACTTGCATCAACGGTTACTGCATCAACAGTATTGTATGTGGCCGTTGTACCAGAGATGGTAGTAACGATACCAGTTGGGGCATAGAGATTAGATCCAGCATCAACTGTATCAGCATCAACTGTCGTTGTGTTGACGTTGGTGATGTTACCCGTTGTGGCATTCAGTGTAGTGAATGTAGCACCAGTACCAACTGTATCTGTTGGGGATAGTCTAGTGATTGTTGCATCCGTGGATGTCAGATTGGTAACAATACCAGTTACGGCCCTCAGGTTTGTTCCTGCATCAACTGTCTCTGCATCAATCGTGTCATATGTTGCGGTAGTACCAGAAATTGTAGTAACAATACCAGTTACACCACGGAGATTTACGGCATCAACAGTATTAGCATCTACAGTAGTTGAGTTGACGGTTGTAATGTTACCCGTAGTTGATGTCAGTGTGGTGACGACACCTACAACAGCGTAAAGATTTGTTCCCGCATCAATAGTTTCAGCATCAACAGTGGTGATATTACCAGTTGTGGCCGTTAATGATGTAACTACACCAGCAACAGCATAAAGATTTGATCCAGCATCAACTGTATCTGCATCCACTGTTGTTGCATTAACAGTAGTAACATTACCCGTTGTGACATTCAGTGTGGTAAATGTAGCACCAGTACCAACTGTATCTGTTGGGGCCAATCTGGTGATAGTGGCATCTGTGGATGTCAGGTTGGTAACAATACCAGTTACGGCCCTTAAATTAGTACCAGCGTCAACAGTTTCAGCATCTACAGTATTATAAGTTGCAGTCGTACCAGAAATAGTCGTGACGATACCAGTGACACCACGAAGATTTACGGCATCAACAGTTGTACCATCAACTTCATTATAAGTTGCAGTTGTACCAGAAAGTGTGGTGATAATGCCCGATGTAGAATATACATTCTCAGCATTAACGTTAGTCAGTTGAAGACTTGTCAGACCATCAAGAGTTCCAACGGTCAACGATGTGACCACACCAGCAACAGCGTAAAGATTCGAACCAGCATCAACAGTGTCAGCATCTACCGTAGTGACATTGAATGTAGTTGCGTTGAGTGTGGTGAATGTAGCACCAGTACCAACAGTATCTGTTGGGGCCAATCTGGTGATAGTGGCATCTGTGGATGTCAGGTTGGTAACAATACCAGTTACCGCGAATAAATTAGTACCAGCGTCAACTGTGGTTGCATCAATGGTGGTAATTGTACCAATACCATTATAATTCAGATCTGTACCATCAAGGTGAGTTACAAGACCAACTTGTCCTCTAAGAGTTACACCATCAACGATATTACCATCTACAGTAGAATAACTGGCCGTTGTACCAGAGAGTGTGGTAATGATGCCAGAAGTAGAATATACATTTTCGGTATTTAAATTGGTGATCTGCAAACTAGTCAGACCATCAAGAGTTCCAACTGTTAATGATGTAATAACACCAGCAACTGCATAGAGATTTGATGCAGCGTCAACAGTGTCGGCATCTACCGTAGTTCCACTGATAGTAGTTGCATTTAAGTTTGTAAAGGTTGCACCAGTACCAACCGTATCTGTTGGGGCCAATCTGGTGATTGTTGCATCCGTAGATGTCAAATTGGTAACAATACCAGTTTGAGCTCTAAGACTTGTGCCATCAATTGTGGTGGCATCAACTGTTCCAATCGTGCCAACACCACTATAATTTAAGTCTCTACCTGAAAGTTCGGTTACAACACCAACAGCACCTCTAAGAGTTGCACCATCAACGATATTACCATCTACAGTAGAGTAACTGGCCGTTGTACCAGATAGAGTTGTAATGATTCCAGAAGTAGAATATACATTTTCCGCGTTGACATTGGTCAGTTGTAGACTTGTCAGACCATTAAGAGTTCCAACTGTTAATGATGTAATAACACCAGCAACTGCATAGAGATTCGAACCAGCATCAACAGTGTCAGCATCTACAGTGGTAACACCAAATGTTCCAACATCAAGATTGGTAAATGTAGCGGCAGTACCAACTTGATCCGTTGTTGTGAGTGTAGTAACAATACCTGCAACAGCGTAGAGATTTGATGCAGCATCTACAGTCTCTGCATTAACGGTTGTGATAATACCTGTAGTGGCCGTAACGGTGTTTGAGACAATATCTGTAGATGTCAAAGATGTTACAACACCAGCCGCAGCATATAGATTTGCACTTGCATCCAGTGTGTTTGCATTTACATTTGTACCATTCGCATTTGTGAATGTGACGGTTGTAATAATACCAGACGTTGCATAAAGATTGGTTCCAGCATCAACAGTATCGGCATCAACTGTTGTGGCCTTTACGGTTCCAATCGTACCAATACCAGTATAATTTAAATTAGTACCATCAAGGTTGGTAATGATACCAGAAAGTGCATTAAACTGAGTAACACCAAATGTGTTTAAGTTAATTTCGTTGAAAGTAGAAATTCCACTCGCAGCATATACGTTACCATTCAGTGTTCCTGTAATGGTAGTACCAATAACATTACCAGTTAAATCTCCTTGGAAGTTGTTGGCAGTAAGAACACCAGCAACACTGACATTGGACAAATTAACTCTGGTAAATGTAGCGCCAGTGCCAACTGTATCGGTTACAACCAGGTGAGTGATGTTCAGGTTTGTTGCAACACCACTGGTTGCATACAGAGTTGATGCATCAACAGTTCCACCATCAAATACATCATAAGTTGCAGTTGATCCACTAAGACTGGTTACAACACCAGCAAGAGCATAAAGATCATTTGCAGCATCAACGACAACAGCATTAACAGTGGCTACAGTTGCAATGCCCTGAACAACGATATTGTCTGGAAGGCCAATAGTAATTGAGTTACCAGCACCAGCAGTTACAATCTCTCCAGGAGTTCCACTGACGGTCAGAGTTTCACTAGAAAGAGTGATTTCAATAGGATTACCAGCATCATCCGCGATCGATAAAGTACCACCAGCAGATACTACATTAGACTGTACAAAATCATAGATTCCCAGAGCAGATGCTAGGGTTGTATGATCTGTTGGTACTGGAGAAAATTCAGTAATTACACCAGTAACAGCAGTCGCACTACCGATTGTCAGATTAGTAATCGTTGAGGCTGTACTTACCAGATCGGTAACAATACCAGCGGTTGCGAATAAGTTAGTACCAGCATCAATAGTGGCTGCATCAATGTTTGTTGCATTGACCGCAGTATATGTAAGATCTGTACCACTAAGAGTTGTGGCTACACCTACGGCCACATATGCCGTGTTTGCGTCAATATTAGTTACACGAAGATCATTAACTCCACTCAGATTGGTGGCAGTTAAGTTTGTAATGATACCAGAGACGGCGTAGAGAGTTCCTCCAGCATCAATTATATTTGCATCAACATTCGAACCACTGGCATTTGTAAATGTCAGTGTGGTTACAATACCTGCAACTGCATAGAGATTGGTTCCAACATCTACAGAGTTGGCATCGATGTTCAGGTTACCAATACCACCAGAAAGAGTTCCAACTTCAAGAGTTGTGATAGTACCAGAAGTTCCTACAATATTTCCTGCACTAAAGTCAGAAGCTTGAAGGGTAGTAAATGTTGCAGCAGTACCAGTTAAATTGGTAATACCAGTTACAGTAGTAGCATCAAGAGAGTCTACGCTGAGAGTACCAACGGTTGTTATACCAGTGAACTGTGCGTTAGTTCCTCTTAGGGTTGTAACAACACCAACAAAAGCATACAGATTCTGACCTGCATCAATATATTGAGCATCAACCGTTTCAATCGTACCAGTTGTTGCAACGATGCTGCCAGTTGTAATGGCTGTACCAACAATATCTGTGGCCGTTAAGGTAGTAACAATACCAGATTGTGCATACAGAGCGACAGTATCAACGTTCTCTGCGTCAATCGAAGTAACAATGCCTGTGGTGGCTGTGATAATTCCAGTCGCATTAACACCAGCAACAGTGGGGGTATCAGTAATTCCCCTCGTTCCATCAGACTGTGTGGTGATAACAGAATTATCAGCAGACGCTAAACCTAGATTAGGTTCCGCATCAGCAAGATCTAAGAATGTATGTCTGTCCGTCCTAGCAGCACCAGGACCGTTAACAGGTACGCGACCAGAAGTATACTTAGGCATTTCTAACTATTACTGTTTAGCGGTTTCCAGGATGCTGAGAATTAATTCCATAGTGCCATTTGAAGTTCCAAGTACACGGAACTCGTCATCAGTTTCCATGACCATCTTTCCATCAATCAGAGAAAGAGTGTCTTCAGTGGGAACCCTGATACTTGAAGCAATAGCAACAGAGCCATAAGTATCACTACCAACTGCAGCTCTATAATGGAAGGCCGATACGGTTTGAATACCAGAAGAAACGTTTGCAACCTGAGCACTCAATACAATAGATGCAACGTTTGCAGGAGCAGTATAGATACCAACGTTTGTCGTGGTAACTGGCCACCTTACCGTTCGGAATACATTTAACGGGGTAATTGCCATTTTTTATCCTTCCAGAGCGATGATTAGAGGTGTTACTGTATTTAACAGACTTTGGTTGAAGGCTCTACCAGAGATAGTACCTGTAACCTGGTTCACATTAACATCATCACCAATTCTAAAGTTACCAGACTGGTCGGTAGAGGTATAAACTACCAATCCACCGTTTCTCTTCACAACTTCTTGAGTTTGAATACCAACTCCACCAAGTCTAGGACGTGATCCAGCAAGATCACCACCAGATCCAATCCACTCAAATGAGTGTGAAGATGCAAGACAAAGACTTACCTGATAGAAGTAGACAGTTGCACCAACACTTACTGCATTATTCAGAACCTGGTCAAAGACAACTGTAGAAATACCAGTGTAGTCTCCTGGTTGTGAGGCCTCTTGAACAGTATAATAAAGTGGTCTGAGTCCAGTTGTTACTGCAGCAGAAACACTTGGGTTACCACCAGAGATTGTAATGGTTGGATTTGTAGTGTACTGAGAACCATTGTTGGTAACCTCAATACTCAAAATCTGACCATTCTGAATGGTTGCAGAAGCAGTGGCTCTAGTTCCATTAGGACCTTGAGGAGCTTCTACAATAACTGTAGGAACAGATTGATAACCACTACCAGGACTTACGACATCAATCTTGTCCAACTGATTATACAGTTGGTCAATGAATACCACCTGGCCATCATAAGGACGGTTAGCATAAAGTTTTGTTGTTGCAGCTCTTCTAGCAGTTCCACCACTCACATAATTATGAGGAATGGTAGAAATACCAGCATCGATGTTAAAGGTTGTACTGGTAATACCAGTTACCTTAAAGATTGAACCGTATCTAGAACTACCATCGGGGAAGATTGTAGTTGTTACACCAGCATGTGGTGCTGCACAACTAAACTCAATGTCGGCCAGTTTTACATGATCACCAACCTTCATGAAGTGTGGTTTGCTGACCGTAACCGTGGAAAGACCAGTTAAATTATCATACACATAGTTTGTGACTGTTCTGATCCCAGCCTGAACAAATGTATGAGAAATTGATGAGATTCCAGAATATACATTAAATGTTGTTGATGAAGCACCAACAACGTCAAAGACAAATCCAGAAGATCCAGGTTGAATATTTGGACTTGGGAAGATGTCAGTGTTAATACCAGTGCGAACAAGACCAGTTCCAGCGGTATATGTGTGGACGATATTAGATGCACCAACATACGACGTGAATGTAGTTGGGCCAACCAAGGCTTCAACCTTAAACATATATCCCTGAGTTCCATCAGGGAAAATCGTGGTAGTAATACCAGATCCACCAGGGCATGTAAATGCAAGTCCAGCTAACTTGAAGTTAGCATCATCAGCCAATCCATGATTTGTCAGAGTTGTAATCGTGGACAAACCAGTCTGTTCATCATAAATGAATGATGCAATACCATGTGTCTGACCATATCCGACACATGTGAATCCAACTCCACTGATCGACGCACCATAACCAACCGCAAGATTGTGAGGCTCACTTGTGGTTACAGTCGAATATCCAGTCTTGGGATCATATTCAAAATTAACAATCTCAAAGTTCTTCGTACCGTCAAGTTGAACTTCAACACGATCACTACCGATTCCACTGGCAGTTGTTACAATACCAGTGTATTGCAGTTGACTTACACCATCTGCAACGAGGCCAAATTGACCAAAGGATGAGTTGGAGTTCGTGATATCGCATTGTCCACCAGAACCACAGAAAATAGCAGTTCCAGAGTTAATAGTAAAGATCGAAACCAACTGGGCGTAGGCCTTATTGGTAATCGAAACACCAATACCATTGAGGTTGTACTGAGTATAAGAGTCAACAACCATTGAGCCATTGACACCATTGTTACCCATTCTCAAATTGCCATCAATCCTCATTCCAATACTGTTTGGAATGAAGTTAGTGCAGTTACGAATGTATGGAGATTGAGTTACAACACCAACTCTGGTTGGATCAAACGCAATCACAGCATGAGTGGTGGCAGAGCCAACAAAACTCATGTTTGTGAGGTGAGACCCGTTATTCACCAAAAAGAAATCCTGATTTACGTTCTGTGGTGAGATCATTGTTGATCTCAAGTCTTCTCCCTGAATAGCAACAACAGGAGGAACGTAAATCGGATTATCTTCTACATAGGTGCCTGGTGCGACTTCAATCGTATCACCAGTGGTACAAACACCAAGAGCACCTTTTATGGTTCTTTTTGCACGAAGAGGTGACGATCCATCATTGTTTGAATCATCACCGAAAGTAGAAACGTAGATATATCTACCCGCTGTTAGAGCAGCACCGGCCTTAACGTTTAAGATTCGATTTTGTTGATCTTGCAACCATAGAATACCATCAGTGGTATTCATTGCAATCTCACCGATCGGCAGCTGCGCTGACGATGGGACCTTTCCAGCTACGGAAGATCTCTTAAACCTGATATTTGATGCCATTTGGCTATAACAGTGGTATCTACCTAATCATCGATATTTATCGATGATGAAATCTTCTGTTCCAAGATGGAAAGAGTTTCCAATCCACCTTGGAGTTTTAGAAGATGTTCCCTTTTCTTATTTAGTTGATCCTCAATAGTAAGAATTTCAGATTGAAGGGTTTTGATTTGAATCTCAAAATCTTTTTGTATTTCAGTTACACAATCGTCCATGTGGCTCCGTCTTCAACAGTAATAGTGTATCCACTTTCAATGACCAGAGGTCCAACCGAGAAGTGATTGAATGCCTGTCCGCGATGGTTTACAGGAATTGTAACATCTTCTCTAATTGTAGCCCTAGATGTTTTAATTACACCATATGTATCTATCCACTGTTGATCACCGTTAATTGCAAAATTGCCCGTCATGTCAAACTGAGCTTTTGGTGTCGCTGTGCCAACACCAACTCTTGTAGTAGAACCAGCACCAACGAAGAAGATAGAGGAACCAGCGCCTACTTGGAACGAAGCTCTTCCTGATCCACTACCCAAGAAGTCTGCATCACTAACAGCAACACCAAGTCCAGCATGAGTGTGAAGGCCAACTTTCTTACCTTCGGTTACTGGTCTAATGTATGATGGGAAAGCGATTTCATTGTTAAATCTCAGTGAGTGACCAGCACCAATGTTAATGTCTCCATTAACATCAAGAGGATAGTTTGGAGAGGCGTTCTTGACACCAACACGGTTTGTAGAAGCATTGACTACAAAAGTATTGGTATCAACGGTAACGTTGCCAACGACTCCAAGTGAAGTCAAGTTACCAACACTTGTCAAACTTGAATTAACAACTCCAGATCCGAGAGTAGAGTTAGAGAGAACAGTAGTCCCGTTAATTTGATAGGTATCTCCCGTTGGGAGATCTAATCCATCACTATCAAGAGTTGCACTACCAACAGTTAAGTTGTCAAGATATGCTCTACTATATCTAAGAGTATTAGTACCAAGGGTATATGCACTGTCAGTTTGTGGTTGAATTGTTCTAGATGTAGTAACACCAAGAACTCTCAGTCCACTAGCTCTAGCATCAACGAGTGTGGAAATACCTGTTACACTTAGATTTCTAAGATTGGCCTCATCAAGAGTAATATCACCAGTGACTGTGAGATTTCCACCAACATTAACATTAGTATCAAAAGTAGAAATACCAGATACCGTCATTCCAGTATTGATGTCTACTCTATCAGTAAAGGTAGCAACACCAACTCTAATTGTTTGGAAAGCAATGTCAGCGAACGTTGTTGTTCCAGTGAAAGTACAAACACCAGCACAAACAAATGCATCTGCAACAATCGTACCACGAACATCAATACCAGCCTGATCACCAATACGATCAGCACCAGTTGAACCCAAACCAACTGTTCTTGCACTGATTTGGAACTCATCGGCTTCAGTAGAAATTAAACCAAATCTCTTCCAACCTTCTTGTGTGTAAATCCAACCAAGATATTGGCCGAATGATGGATTGGAATTGAATGTAATATCACCAGTTGTACCAGCAGTTGTTGGTTTTGTTGGTGAGTATGTAATTGTTCTGTTCTCTGACAGTCCACCGTTGATTTGAATCTGAACGGCCTCAACACCATCGGCACCAGTTGTTGTCAGTTTTTCGGTGATAGTTGTTGGTGCATTGAATTTAACGGTTGTGTTGTTGTTACCATCAACCGTGATACCCTCACGAACCGTTACACTGTCAAAGATAACGTCAAGTCTAGTTGCAGCACCCGCAGCATCTTCACTTGCACCAGTTACAGTTGGAATAGGAATGTTGAATGTGGCTTCAGTTCCATCCTGAGAGTTGATGACCTTGTTACCAATATAGAAGTCACCAGCATCATTAACACCAGTATAGACCGCAGCACCACCATTGGCAGTTAAAGCCTGACTGAGGAACTGTTCTTCTCTGGAAAGGATTCTATCTTGTTTTTGTGGAAGTGCAGTTGAGTAGTTACCAGGACCAAAACCAAGATATTCAAACGTATGACCAGATGCACGAAGAATAGAGTGTCTTCTCTTCTCGACGGCCTGAATACGAATCTTCTTGACCATCGATCCACCATCATGCGAGGCAGAACGAGATCCAAGTTGTCCTCTCAATACTGTCGCAGCATTTGAAGAGAAGTCAGATGAAACACGGATGATTTCTCCATCAATCTGAATATAATCACCTTTCTGGAATCCAGAACTATCGGAAAGAGTTAGAGTTGTTGATGTAGAGTTCAGAGAAGCCGCAGACATTGATGTCTGAATGCCCGTTCTGATTGGAACATGTCTTTGACCGATTCTCTCATTACCAGGTTCAGTAATACCACCACGAGCACCATAGTTAATTGGCAGAACAGAACCACCAGAGGTGTACGCAGCCGCAGCAAATTTAGAAGTAAACTGGAATGTGAATGTATTGACACCGACTCTCTCTTTGACAATACCCTCAGTATTGTAGATTGTCTGTGCAACACCAACAATCTTGAATGGATTGTTGACATTCAAACCATGAGGTCCAGCAGTCGTTACGGTTACAACACCAACAGAAGGTCCAGAATAAACAATACTAGAAATGTCAGGTACAGGACCAGCATACATTACAAAACCAGTCTGCATACCAACCGTGTTCACATCATAGTGACCAGGCCAGTAACCGTTGTTGTATGAAATTTCTTTTGGTCTGACTGATGTAATTGTGTGAATACCATTGTATCCACTTCTATAACGTGCAAGAGAAGTACCAACACCAACAATTTGAATCGCATCACCAATGTTGTTTGATGTCTTGTTGACGGTTACCCAACCACGAATATGACTTGCAGATGTTTCAACACCAACAACTTCCAATGTATGTCCCACACCATATGCAGAACCACCATCAACAATAGTTACTCCAGTAATTCCACCATTTGCATCGATTGATACATTTGCAGTAGCACCCTTACCAGTTTCAATACCAGCATATTGAAGGGTGGCATTATACAAAGTAGTCGAAATACCAGCACCATAATTGATACCACTAGATCCAATACCAACAGAAATAATCTGATTCAGGTTGTGTTCACGATCAGTGTAGATTGTGGTGATGCCTTGTGTTGAACCTTGTGCAAAGGTAACAGCAATACCAAGGCCATTAGATACAATGTATCTGTTAGCAAATTCCTTAGTAATACTATACTGAAGACTGTTCGTTACAACTTTACCTTGAGGAGTGGCAACAGCGAAACTGGCCGCCTCAGCGGGATCCATCACAAAGTTATCCGCATCAAACTGTGGATAAAGGTTCTGAATCTGTTGATTATATTTCTCGTTACTGAATTCATTAACCGTTGGAGAAATACTACTATCAATACAAATCAGGTGATAAACGCCATCCTGTTTGTTGTACTCATGAGCTTTGAGAGTCTCCGAACGATATACTGTATATGTGGCCTTTGAGGTTTTTCTGGATACAGTTGGGAGTCCATCATTTCTTGTTGAAACACTATTGACAAATGTTCCAGGATTATTTGCAAAGGTAACTTCAAATCCTTTAGAACTAGTAATACCAGAAACAACTCTAGTGATGTTATAACCAGAGTTTCCAACACCAGCAGTATTTCCAGAACTCTTGATGTTTCTCAAAAGAATATCATCACCAACTCTTAAGTTGTGTGGTTTTTCAGTGACAATTGTGGTAACACCAGTATTAGAATCTCTATCAATACTCTTCAGAATACGAAGATTTCTTTGAATACTACTATTTGGAATGTTGTCAGTAAAATCTGTGGCAGTTGTTACTCCAACGGTGCTGGAGTCCTGAATAACATATCCAGCAATAGGTGGTCTAGCGTCAGAAGATTCCTTCGGAAGAACATAACGAAGTTTATAGATCTTATTATTGATAGATCTAGTATCTTCTTTCCTTTCAATAAATGTCTTATTAGTTCTAGGACCAATAGTATTTTTATTAGCTACAAGAGCATTGTAGATTGTATTGACTGTTGGATCTGAAGTTGAATTTACATACCAGTTATTGTTGGTGGTATCGTACTGAATTGGATGTCCAAAGTCTCCAGGAAGTTTATCAGAAACTCTAGAATTAATTCTCAGTCTACCGCCCTTATTATTGTTAATAGTGATAAAGTTTCCAGATCCACCAAGAATAGCCTCATTCTCAGTTCTAGCCAGTTTGATCTGGTCACTATTCAGAGTTTCATTTGTTGAGTCATTGGTAACAGCATAGTAAACTTCATTGCTGTCAAGGCCATCAGGCAGAGATCCATCATCAGAAATAACACGAACACTCTCACCAGCATAAAGTTTATGTGGAGTTCTAAGTGTAAAGACGCTGTTTGTAATACTATTTGCAGCACCAACAAATCCAACATCAAACTCTTTCATTCTCGATGGACCCTCAGATCCATCAGAGTTCAACATCTTGATTGGAGCTGAGAATGTTCCAACACCAGCAACAGATACCTTCAGAAGATCTGGATTGCTGCAAAGTCCATTGATGTTAAAGTCGGACCTGGCACCAATTCTAAATCCTTCAATAACAATAGATGGTGGAACGTCTGGATCTGTAAAATTATCCAGATAAATTTTAGAAGTTGTTCCGAGACCAACTGGAGCAGTTGTTAGTCCAACATTAATAGGTAACCATTCAACAGATCTGTCGGATTTTTCTAATCTTTGTGGAGGAACAATGTGAGTAATATATCCTCTATTGTCTCTATTGAATGACTCGTCTTGGAAACCTTCCGAAATCAGAGATTTTGCACCAAAGTTAGAGTTGGAGTTGGTAATTGAAAGGTCGCCACCAGATTCAGATACAAAGTGTTTTGCATAACCAATAGCAAATACAGAAACAATTTGAATAAAGGCCTTATTAGATGCCTTTACATGATAGTTTTCATAACTTGGTCTGTAAACTGCGTTTGAATTGATATAGAGTGGTTTTTCACTATCAGGTGCAGTTGCGTTTGTATCATACCGCCCTGTAGATTCATTATAGAGTAAGAAGGAGTTACTATCCTTTTGAAGACCAACACCAGTATATTGAGCAACAACCATGGACTTAAAGCCAGTAGCCTTAGATCCATCAGCGTGCATACCACAAAGACCATAAACTGATCTTACAGAACAGTTAAAGATATATGGAGATGCACCAGATACACTATCGGTATCAGCAACAACAATTTCATCACCATCAAGATCAGGCAGACCATCAAGAGGTGGAGAACTTGTTCTATATGTAAAGATACGGTCAGAAGAAACTCCAGTTACAGAGAAACTACCGTTATAAATTGAAGGATATGTATTAACACCAGAAACTCTAAATTGACTATCTACAACAAGGCCGTGAGGAGTCGAACAATCAACAGTGATTGTAGTAGATGTGTTTGACTTAGATCCAGCACCAGCACGCATACTGGTGATACCAACATTATCACCGAAAACTGGGCCGACAACTTCATACTCAGGCAGTTTAGGCTGCATGTCTGAGGTTGTTGGGAAATCACCAATAGCACGGCCAGAACTATCACCATAGGCTCTTTGAACCTTATGGTAATACATTGAAAGGTCGGTAGTGGTGGTTGAAGTACCAATACCAACACCATTTACACCGTCGGCATATTCAAATACCGTAAGTTTATGGTGTGAGAAACCAGGTGTAAATCTATTTGTTGTGTAGTTTTTATATACAGATCCGTTTATATCGCCATCATGAATCGTAAATTGCCAGAAGTAACAACCGCCTGTTACACGGAAAATAGCAGAACGAAGAATTGCACTGTCTTCTGGATCTGGTACAAACTTTGGTCGAACCATCGTCTTACGAAGATCCAGACCAACAATAGAAACACCGCGAGGTACAATTACACCACCCTCTACGGAATTGTACTTGTAAAGATCGTTTGTGGAATCGTCTAAATTATAATTACTTTCGTCTGTTAATTGATCAAGAAGTTGTGAATTTCCATTTCTGTCACGATATAATGCAACGCCGCCAGAATTTACTACGTTATAACCAGGCCTGTTGTCAATTTCGTGAGTACCAGGATACAACAGAATGGTGGTTCTGTTGAACTTATCATTATTTTGGCCAATTTGATATGAAAATCTTGCCGCCTCTAATAGAGCTCTCTGAATAGTTTTGAATGGTCTTGTTAGGGAGTTACCCTGGTTTTCAATACTATCAGTTGCATCAAGATCAGTTGGGTTTACATAAAGAATGTTACCTTCAACGTTCTTAAGGAAATTCTCTAGTCTACTTAAAGGCATTTCGCTATCCTGCGGCGTACAAGATTTCTTCTCCTTATATTTAGACAATCGGAATGATAGGATTCGAACCTACGGCCCCTCGCTCCCAAAGCGAGTGCTCTACCAAACTGAGCTACATTCCGTGGAGCCACTTGTCGGACTTGAACCGACGACCTACGGTTTACAAAACCGTTGCTCTATCCAGCTGAGCTAAAGTGGCAAGGTGTGGATGGCAGGATTTGATACCTGCATACCCTTATAAAGGTGTGTTTCCTTACATCACATCCACAGTTGGGGGGATCCCGACCAGGGCGCGTTTAAAGTCATCCCGAGACTATTGTATCTAGGCGCACCAGGATAAGTTTTAAGTCTGTCCAAGACTAGTAGGACCTGAGGGACTTGAACCCTCACAAGCGTAATGCTCGACAGATTTTAAGTCTGGTGTGTCTACCAATTCCACCAAGGTCCCATGGTAGGACTGTCGGGAATTGAACCCGATTCACACCGTTATAAGCAGTGGGCCTTAACCAATAGGCGACAGTCCCTCAAACTCAGAAGAGACTGAGTTGATCTTCGTTGTTTAAGATATATGTGGGTGGATGGAAATTACAATACTCATTGAATGTAATCTTCATCTCTTTGAGACTTAAACCACAATGTTTTGCGGCCTTTGGAAGATTCCACTTGGCGGAGAATAACATCTCCATTGATTTACGAGTTTCAGGTCGCATTCTTTTCTTCTTTTGATTTTTGGAAGTAAAGTTTGTAGTAACGTTTTTTTATCTCATCAATAGTATTCATATCCTCTTCAAATCCCATGTACTTGAGGAGTTGATATGAACCCTCCAACTCACTAATCAGTCTCAGGAGGTTTATTGATGTGACTTTAAATCCACCGAAACGATACGCACGGAAGTCTTGCGATTCTTTCATAAGCGGGTGGCGGGAATCGAACCCGCGACTGGAGCTTGGAAGGCTCAGATGTTACCCCTACACCACACCCGCAAGGGTGGTAATGGGATCACAGTAAATGACTTGTACTTCCTCGTCAAACTCTTTTGCAAGGTTGACCATCTCACGCAGTTCCATGAATTGATCCATGGTTTCACAATCGACAATCTGTTTTTCACCATCGGATGAGAACAGATAGAAAGTTCTATAACAAACGTCAATAACGACTTTTGTCAGGTACTCGTCAGTCATTCGTGACCTCTCATTACCTATGTATAATAACACTGTCAGGGGGTTGGGGCAAGGCCCAGTGGTCACTTCAAAAAGAGGCTCGTGTACGTTGAATCGGTGAAGGCAGTTAGGACACCGACCAGTCTGTTCTTCTCAGAACTAGACTCCTGTTGAGCCCTTTTAATTCCCCACCGTTCAAGTTCAGACTTCCACCTTTGTTCTCTGAGAGAATTTACAACACCAATGTATTTTCCAAACTCAGTTCTAAGTGCAGTTATCTCATCATCCTTTCGATCAATCTCCGTCTGAACGGCAAGGCAACTGGCCGAAGAACCAAGACTGACACGAACACCCGCAGAATAAGAACTATTGTTTTGTGTGACAAACAAGAATGTTCCTACACCAACACCAAAAGTATTACTTGCACTACTCAAAATAGTAGTAGATAAATTAAACGGATTTATGGAGTTTTCATCAAATCCCCAACTGTTTGCCGTAACAGTATCATAATACTCTGGAGTATATCCAATTAGACATGTGGAAATGCCACCATACCAAGGATGAACTGTAGAGCCAATTCCACTGATTGATGTACCGATACCACAACTACTGGTATCAACGATTCCACAATAGCTTACAGTGCTAGTTCCTACCGCATTAGTAATCAAAACAATAATTTCATCTTTGATTTGGTTGATTGACTGACCAATCGATACGATCTTTGCATCAATACCTTTAATGGCTGGATCATAAGACTCAATTAATTCTGTGGTAATATCAAGTCTTCCTTGAAGAGATGATGTGGTATTGAAACCAATTACATCATTTTCTCTTTTGATACGTTCATTGATGTCAGCAATGACCAATTCAGTTTTTGCATTATTATCTTGTGGCATCAGTCTTTCCTCCCATAATCATGACCAGAGATTGAGTATTGTGTTGGATCTCCAGGGTAGTCAGCAGGTGTTTCTCCCTCATATTCAACAATCAGTGGTTCACCATCAATCCTGGCGGCCTCAACTTTATAGTAACAGTTGATTGCAGATCCCTGATTGTTCTTGACAATTACTTTCTTACCCCACTCAATCTTATCAACATACAACTCTTGATAATTTCCGATCGGTGTTAGATGAACTGTGATTGATTCGATATCAATCAGACCATCCCAATATTCTGGAAGTTCAATAACGTTAGATCCTTTAAGAGTTCCTCTGATATAGATTGCAGCCTCTGGACCCTCTACACAAATGTGACGGATACGTCTATTTGGTTTCTTGGGATGTTTAATATCAAAACCTTTCCAGGCCTGAGGATTAATTGTGCCATTGATAGTACCAGCAACGGTTAAGTTACCAGCAATCGTCATATTGCCGGCACTGGTTCGATTTGGTGCCGCCTCAGTAATTGCTGGTTCAGCCTTTGTTGTTCCTCCAACTTCTACACCCTTTCCAACCTTGTTAAACATTCCAAGGGTCTGTTTCAATCCAAAGGAAAAATCAGATCCGAATGCCTGTTGGAATCCATATGTGTTATGAACTCCATAAAAATTAGCAGCGATCGGAGCAATAACATTCATCCCAATCGTAGGGTGAATGACATGAATACCTGCCAATGACAAAGACCCAGAGGTAGGTGGAACTGGACCAACATGCAGAGTTCCCAGTGGAACAGGAGACAGTGGCGCCACACCCATCTGAACTGGGCCATTCAACACACTCAGACCACCCAGAAGTGAGAAGTCATATGGTTTTGTTTGAATCTTACTAATACCAGCAGCTACTTCGGAACCAACAACTAATCTGGTTCCATACATTACGGGGAAATTAGCCATTAGAACGCTCCCAAAGATTTAACAATAGAATTTAATTTACCCAACAACGATGATGCACCAAAATCACTAGAAGCAACTGCGTTTATAACACCACCAGCAAACTCACCGTACACTTTACCAACCAACGTTGTATCTTTAATACCAATCAATCTTAGATTAGTTCCTGTGATCTTGATATCAGCACCTTGAATATTGACACCCTTATTGGCAAACATTTGGATGTCACCATCATCATTCTTGTCATCCCGTACACCATTTGCATACATCAAGATGTTATCACCAATGAGAATTATATCCCCATCCATTGCTTCTAAAACAATGTCACCGTGTTTTGCACTAATAAACTTTGCAGGATTAACTGGAGAGGACTCTCCAGCTTTTGAATTTATTACATTTTCACCTAACGCCTCAACAGATCGACCAGTGGCAACCATCTGGTGATCTTCAGTCTTACCATTGTAATACCAACCATGGCCAGAACCAAGATTGGTTAAAACACGATAGCTAACCTTTCCATATGGAGAATTTTGTCCGCCTTCAAAGCGAAAATTTCTCCTATTGTCAACATCAAAATCACCCTTACCTGCGTTTGGCATTATTTACCTACACAATTGACTACGATAACTGTTTCAGCTGGTGGCAGAGATTCCTCTCCAACATCAGTAAACTTAAGAACAGGACTCAAGTTGGCACCAACACCAGTCTCACTATTTATTGTGATCTCTGGAATCGAAGTAAATCCAGTTCCACCATTATTGACCTCAACACCAAGGATTCTACCACCAATAATAATAGGAGTAAGTTCTGCGCCATTACCAGCTTCAAGTGTGTCTCCAGAATTATAACCAAATCCAGGATCAAGTATTTCAACAACATCAATTTGGCCTGTCACTGTCTTATTGTCTGCGTTTGCAGTTTCAGTGTTTGTGTCTCCAGAGATAGTTCCGTAGATTGTTTTAATGTCACCGAAGTTATTGCGATATCCGTAACCACCATAATCAATAATGATTCTATCAATTCCACCATCATCACCAATAATAGCACGACCTCTTGCACCTCTTCCATCACCACAAGCATCTCTGAATGTTACATATGGTGGTTTATCTGCACTATAACCAAATCCCCTTTCGACAACATCAACACCAATGATTTCACCAAGGTTACTTACAACAGCATTTGCAAATCCACCAATACCATCACCACCAAAGATCTCAACTTTTGGAGGTCCACATCTCAGAACTTTACTATCACAACCACCAACAAGACCCGAAATATATGCAGCAGTTTTCTTTTGTTCGTCGGTTGGTTCTCCAAAAATACTACCTGCGTTGCCCTGAGCCTCTTTTAAGAATCCACCAACAGTTTGTTTTGGATTTCCATTCTCGTCAAACCCAGTGGGAATATTCAGAATTGAGATAGCACTAAACATGGCCTGAGCACTATCCCTTTCACCTTGAGTTGGACCATATGAATTATCAAATCTAGAAGGAAGAGGACACTTCAGTTTGTCACAACCAATGAAACTGAATACCAGTCCAACAATTTCCAAAGCCTTACCGATAATTGAATTGACACTTCCAAGTGCTCCACCAAGAGTGTCACTTAAACTTTGAAGAATTGGACTAATTGCAGCAGACATATCACTTGCAAGTTTACTCAACAGAGCACCAGCAAACTGTTCTGCAGCACAAAGAGGTGCATTGATAAACTTACCAACCAGTGACAATAAAAAGTCAACGATTGTCTTCAGAAGAGACTTGATAAGATTTTCAAAGATGCAATAAATGACATCCATGGCCTCTTTGATAGTTTGGCCAAAAATTGGTTTAATCTCTTCAGGAATCAAACTATTGATGAAACTTTGAATTTTTTCGCCAACCAAAATATAAATTTGATCACGAATTGAATTGAACAATCCAGTGATGATTGAAGAGATTGCTTTTGCAATCAAATCGATTTCACCTTGAAGATTAGAAATTACTCCAAGAACACCATTTACATAAAAGTTTGCATATCCTTGTACTGTCAGGAGAATCTCTGCAAAATCACCAAGAGCTCCTGTGATCTCAGCAATAACGTTGTCTCTCTTACACGTTGGTCTATTTGTCTTCCTTTTCAGAAAAACGTGGTGAGAATCGGCAGCACTACTTACACCTTTACCAGTACTAGCTTCATTAGTGATTGGAGTCCTGGTTACAACCTCAGTTTCAAATCCACCAGTAACAAAGTTATACCCACCAGTTCTCTTTAGATATCTCTGTTCTGGAATTGGATCATTCGTGCCGACATTTGTTCCAGCAGTTGCACCAGTTGTCTCTGATGGTGGTGGATTTCTATTTGCATTAGTAGAAGTTGCGGGACTACTGCCGATTGGAGTTCCTTCGTCTTGACCTTTCTTATGTCTATAGAATACTCCAAGAATTACAGGTTTCTGTTCATCCTCACCATCTAACCAAAAACCAAACACACTCTCTCCACCTTCAAGATAGTGTGTATGGTCCTTGTACCTATATCCAGAGGGCAACATTGGCGTGGCCAAAATGTGTGCCCAAGGCAAATCTACGGGATTTGCAATTTGATCATGATAACCAACGACCTGAACTTTTACACGGTTGTAGTAAATATCAATCTCAGGTTCGTTTTCTTTTCTACCAACATCTTTGTCGTTTGAAAGAAGAGCAGCATCGGCCCAAGCGGATCTTGGAGCAACACGTCCAATCCACCACTTGAGGCCGTCAGACCCCATACTACCAGGGCGTCCTAATACTTCTTCGATCATTCAAAGAAACACAATTTTGAGTTATTTATCAGTCGTCGTAGACGAGACACTCTGGAGCACTTGGATTTGCGTCACAATAAAGTTCCAGAGAACTTGGATCGTGATGATCATTTGGATGATTCTCTGCGTATGCCTCTAGTGCGGCAAGTTCTTCTTCGGTGTGTCTACGAGCCTGAGGAGAAGTCTGAGGATCATCAAGAATCTTTTTGTCGGCTGCAATGTGTGCTTCGATGTTTTCCATTTTTCTCTTTTTTCTAGCTATTTAACAAGGTAACGTTCGTATTGATACCGTCGTTTCCATAATTGTCACGGATACAACGCAAGTTAGTAAAACACTCTACTCCTTTTTCACCAAATTTAATGGTGTGTCGTAAGTCTTTTATAAGATACACCCCACTTTCATGATTGTCAAGTCCATTGTTAGGAGATATCAAATTTAAGTTAATTGGAACACCTGCTTCCAACTCAAGGTTCATGGGTACGGTTACTCTTAGTGACTGAGAGAGAATCTGTTGATATTTGATATTTGATTGACTCATCCATTTGTGAGGATTTCCACTGTCCGATTCTGGGTCAACAGTTCCATCTTGAGTCATAGTTCCACTGATAAATGGTTGGACATCAACAACCGTTGGATTGTCCTCAATATTATAGGCCATTCTTACAAAATCTTCTGTTCCAAAACTATCAACCTTTTCAAAAGTTTCAGAGTATCTGTGGATTTCTTCTGGTTGAAATGTCTGTGGAAGAGTATATGGATTGAAGAACTTTGTATTATCACCATATCCACCCTTTCTCATCTTATAGATGATGTCTTGATTGTACTCCATGAATGGAGCCAAAACTTTATAGTTGTCAGAGTCATCATTTTCAGACACATACTCTCTCTGTGAGAATGACTGAACTACAGAGTTTTTGGCACCAGCAGCAATCGTGTCAATACTCTTGAAATTGTACCCAGATTTAGTTTCCCAGAACAAGAATCCTGCACGATCCCCACCACCAGTGGCCATGGATCTTCTGGCTAGCCAATAGATGGCCTTGAATGGTCTCCAATAGTTACCGAAGAATCCATAAGAATTTGCAGTCTTCTCAATGTCTGTTGGTTTGTCTGTAAAAGTTCTCAGAATGTTCGTGACATGTGTACTGATAGGAACTTTTGGATCATACCTTTGGAACAATCTGTTTGATTTGAATTCCTGTTTTATGTTCTCGGGTGTTGTCAAAGACAACTGAACTACACATTGAGTCGATGATGTTGATGGTTCACTCATACCACGAACAACCCAATCAGTAAACTCCACAGATCCACTATCATGGACAACAGTAATCTCAACTCGTTCAGAACCTCTGATTGGAAGTTCAGAAACAATCTTTTGATCACAAACAAGAACTACAGAGGCCGAAACAGCAGGTTCGAAGATACTCTCAAAATAATCAAACTGCATGATACTGACCACGCCATCACCAATAGTGGCCGTCTTTCCGTTCAATCCGACAATTTTAAAGTCTGTGATTTTTACGTTCTTTATGTAACTCATGCCGTTGGTGGGTCTCTAAAGACAATGATGGGTTGAATAATAGCAGAAGCTTGTGGGCCAGGTACTGGACCCTGAACTGCTCCAGCATCATTTAAAACATTTTCTTGTATCCTCTTATCTAGGATCCTTTGGTATTCGATTCTTGTACGAGAGTCAGTTGCTTTTCTAATCATCATATAAAGTTGTTCATTAGAATATTCTTTATAAGCATCACTAAATTGTTTAACTCTTGTGGGTCTTCCACTTGGGTTGAAAATTTGTTCAATAATTCCACGAGTGCGAGTGGTAGATGACTGAGTAGGGGTCACATCAATCGTCAGTCCCTGTGCAGGTAAAAGTCGTTGAGTTGGTTGTGCTTTAGGAACTGGTTGTGGTCGCCCAAGAGGACCACCACCAGGAGAAGTTGGAACGATTACGTTCCCTGGTGATGGTAGTGGTACAGCAGGTTCTGGTTTCGGTGGCCTATAGGTTGGATCTGGTGTGGTAGTTGTTCTTCCTGGTTGAGTTGTTGGTCTTTGTGCGCCAGTAAAAGGACCCATCACAGCAAAAACTGTCTGCACTAGATTCATGATATCTGAGAATTTTTGTGTGTTTCTTGTGGTTTTTGCCCACTCAATACCATTATAGTATTTGAATTCTGGTCTTCTTCTGTTAACGAGTCCACCCACCACATTCATGGTGAGTAATCCACCATCAGGAAGTTGAACAGCACCAGATCTCTGTGTTTTTCGGAAATAGTCACCCAAATATTGATAATATGGAGCCAACCATGCAGGATCAGCACCTTTTTCTTGTTGTCTTCTAGATCTTAATGCCAATTCAAACTGATACGCAGTCATCCTTGTAGGCACCAACTCCTTCTCTTCCTCTTTCTCTTTCTTTCGTCTACGACGAGGAATAGGAGGAGTTAGAGGAATTGGAGGTGGAGGAGGAGCAGGAAGAGGAATTGGATCTCTCCCAGGTTCGGCCTCTTTATCTGGTTCTGGTTCTTTTGGTTTTTCTGGTAATGGAACTGTCTCTGGGGCAGGTTCAACTTCAGGTTTTTCTTCCTCCCTTCTACGTCTTTCTTCCTCTTCCTTCTTTCGTTGTTCCTCTCGTTTTCTTTCAGCTTCCCTTTTGGCCTCTTCTTGTCTTCTTCTGTTTGCGTCAGGAGATCTCTCATCAGCGGGAACATCAACAACTGTTGGTTCCTCAACCTCGTCTTCTTTGATAATAGGTGGAGGAGGTGGAGGACCAACTGGTGGGCCCACCGGCCCAGGGGGAGCTCCTGGTCCAGGAGGGCCAGGAGGACGAGGGGGAATAGGTGGCAATCCAAAACCAGGAAAACCAGGGAGGCCAAAACCCTCCGAAGGATCAGGTAATCCAAAAATATACCCAGCAGTTCCAAGAACTCCAGGGATAATAGGAATTACTCTTCTAAGTCTCCTATTATTTTCAGAAATTCTTCCATAATCTCTTGCTCTCAATCTAGCATCATTTTTCATGATACCAGCGAGTTTCCCTGTTGTCTGGGAGAGAGTATTTAAGGACTGTTTGAATCTATCTGTTTGGAAAACATCTAACATATTATCCTACTCCGATTCCCAGAAGAGGTTCATACACAGACCTTCCAAGAGAAGGATCCATAACAGCAGAAGCAACATCAAAACCAGGAGACATTCCAGCACCAAGTTCTTTGTTGGCCTTCTTGGTTGTTTGATCAATGTAAATTGGTGGCAAATATGAGATTACATCACCTATTTTGTATCCACCACCAGCAGGAGCTCCTGGTTTAGATGCATCAGGCATCACAAAATTAACCTTTTGAGTTTGCATTTTTTTCAATCTCTCATTATACATTCTCAAAGACTCTTCATGAGTTCTAGTTGTTTGTCCATAATACGGACCCAAACCAGACCATTCGGGATTTAATTTTCGAATATCTTCAATTGTAAGTGGTTTATTTAAATCAACTCCCCGTTTTTTAGCCGCAATGGCAATCATCAACTGAACTTGTTTTGCTTCAGTAAATTTGGTTGTAGCAGGATCCTCTCCAAGATATGTTCTTAATGCATTTTCTGGTTCCATGAACTGACCAACACCAACCGCGGCAGATTGGTCCCACTTTCCTTTTTGAGCATTCCAGAATTTACCTTTCCCCTCTTTTAAAAATTGTCTTTGAAGATCAGCAACTTCATTAAAGGTTTTACCTTCTATGTTACCGTATGGTTGGCCTCCACCAAAGAAGGTACTTGCACCAGCCTTTCCTGTCGTTCCTTCAACATCTCTTATCAAAGAAATTGCAGCCTTAGCTTCGGGAGTTTCTGCCCCTGGTGATGGAATCAAAGCACCACCAGTATCGGGAGTTGGTTCTGGTTCTCCAAAGAAACTACCTATACCAGGAATATTACGCAAGAACTCCATAATCTGAGATTCCATCTGATCATATTTTTTCTTAAGTTGATCTATGGTTTGAAGTGCAGCAAAACCAAGCAATCCCTTTCCTAATTCTTTTCCAGCCCTTCTCAATCTTCCACCAGCTCTTTGTACTGGAGCACCAGCAGTTCCTACCAATTTAGAAAAGAAACCACGTCTTCTTGATGCTCTACGTTGAGATCTTGCAGCACCTCTTTGTGCAAGTCTTTCTCTTTGAGACTGAATTACGGACTGACGATATTCAGCATCTGATCTAACGTTCTGTTCCATTGCAAGAGCAATGGCCGCAACGTTTTGATTGATTCTTTCAATCTCTCTTACAATATACTCATTCTCACCAACTACCGATGGTCCAGGTCCAGCAGGAACAAGTTGTGGAGCAACTGGAGCTTGTGGTGGTAAAGCAGTTTCTGTTTGATCTACTAATGGATCTGGTACAACAATATCAGGAGCATCATCAGATCCTTTTGCAAACAGTCTTGGGTCTGGTTCATAACCCTCAAGGAAGGCTCTTGCAGCAAGTCTTTTACGATTTTCTCTATCCCCTAAACGATCATCAGCAGCACCCTGACGAACCTTGTTTACGGCTTGAAGTTTTAGAAAATTGATAAAACCTTGTACAAGTGCTCCCATTACCCGCCGAGACCGTATTCCTGTTGTTGTTTAAGTTTCTCTGCTTCAAGATAATTTCTTAAGAGAGCCACATAAATGTCTCTCTCAAAGGGCATCATGTTTTCAATCTCAGTCAAAGAGTATTTATGGTACTGCATCAAGGAAAAAGTAAGTTCATAGTATGACTCAGCACTCATGTGAGCCATACTCAAGCGAAAAAACTTGAGAGCCCCTCTAGAACAACTTCGTTTTCAACCCCAGTGTTGGGATTGGTTACCTTGAACGTATGTGAAAGTTTGGGCATGGTGTCAAAGAAGTTTTCAATTTCTCTGAACTGAGCACTATTGAACTGTTCAAGGAACTTGATCATTTCTTTCTCAGTGAAATCATCATATGCAGTTTCATCATCATAAACCATGTCAACACAAGCGGCCACCATCTTGAAGACATCTTGTTCTTCATCTTTGAAGTCAAAGTTGTTATTGATGAATTGATCCAGAGAAGGATACTTCATTCTCAACTTATATCGACCATCAATGTCAACGTCGATACTGTGATTTTCTTGTTTTACAACTTGAACCTCATTGATGTCAATCTCCACAGGGACTTGTGTCTCCCCGCCATCATCGGGACAGTTGACAAGAACCTTAACAGTCTCACCAACAGACCTTGCACGAATGTTCAAAAAGAGATATTCAATATCAAAGGTAGGTAGTTGATCTACCTTGATACCTCTGGTGATAATACAGGCCTTCAATACATCCTTAATAGCTCTGGTGATGTCAGTAGTATCACCAGTCTCTAATGCCAGAATGAGAACCTTTTCCTCCTTAACAAGAAAAGGACGATACTTAATCTTTTTTCCGTTTGATGGTAAAGTCAGTTCAAACGAAGGAGTCGAAATTGTTGGTAAAGGCATAATGAGTTATTCAGTATTGTTATTTAGAAGGAACCTTTATAGTTGTATTGGTTTCTTGCTTTATCCAAAAGTTGTTGTCTCTGTGCAGAACCAGGTGGATATTCTTCTCTAGCCTGTTGTAGAATTGCATCCTGACTCTTAAGATTAGAAGGAGCTCTATTTCTATTATCGATCATCTGTTGGTTTGAAAGAGCCCAAATCGCAAGATCTTCACGAAGTCTATCACCACCAGACTCTGTTGGAAGTTCTCGTCCCTGGTCAATCGGTGGTTGTGGTCCTGTTTCGGTATCGTTATTTCCAGTGTCTACATCTGGTGTTGTGGGTTTAACTTTACCACTAAAATCACCACTGACTGCACTATTATTAAACTCAGTGATACCTCTAATTGTATCACCAGCAAGTGGTTTCCTAGGATAAGTTACTTCACTCACAATATAACGATCATATCTAAAAGTAACATTGCATCTGAGAATGTTCATTCCCTGATAACTTACAGGAGTTGATGCAAGAGAAAGAGGCCATGCACGGAAGAATCTATAACTGATTTGATCTCTATCCGAAGTCAAACCATTCGCAAATCCAATCTCTCTTATAGATCCTTTCAGATCCTTATTGAACTTTGTGATAACCATCTCACACTTGTAATCGTCTGGATAGTTAAATTTCATGATTTGATTTTTGGCCACACCTAGTTCAACAGAACTATAAAGAGGATTGATAAATTGAATCCAAGATTCAAAAAATCTCAAAACTTCATAGTTTCTATCAATATAAAAACTAAAAGTTACATCATCATAGATTCGACTAAAGGCATTTCTTTCCGTAATACCTTGTCTATCTCCAGCAACTTCAATATCACCAAAAGATGAGCCAGGAAGAACTGCATCCGCAGCATATAGTCCAAGATCTTCAGTTAAAAATCTTCTATCAATTCCAAGTCTTATAGCTTCGTTACTAACACTATCATTTAGAGAGAAAAATACCTGATATTCATTATCAAGTGCAACGGTTTGAAAACGACTTCGTAGGTCGTCTATCTTATATCGTCCACCACGAAATCTGTTAACCGCCATGACAGCTCTAAATATTAGAAGGCTTGTTATGGTTATTTAGATGGCTTATAGTGGACGGTTTAAACCATCAAATCCACAAAAGTATAAAGGTGACCCCACAAAGATCGTTTACCGTTCATTGTGGGAGAGAAAATTCATGGTTTACTGCGACAAAAACGATGCAGTAACTCAGTGGCAGAGTGAAGAGATTGCAATTCCATACAAATCTCCAGTCGATGGCCGTTGGCATCGATACTTTCCAGACTTTATGATCAAATATAAAGACGCAACTGGAAAAGTGAGAAAAGTGATGGTTGAAGTGAAACCAGCAAAACAATGTCAACAACCAGATCCCAATCCACCCAAAAGAACTAAGACTTGGTTGAATGAGGTCTACACTTGGGGAACCAATCAGGCCAAATGGGAAGCAGCAAGAGAATACTGTAAAGATAGACTCTGGGAATTCAAAATCTTCACCGAAAAAGAGTTAGGCATTAAATGAGCATCTTCTCGATAGTTGAGTCAAAAGTCGGAAAGAAAGGTACACGGAGACAATATCGTGATGCCTTAGTAGAGACTCTTGCAAACTATCAAGGTGATGAATATGATGATCCAGGTTCATTTGGAGAACAGTCTGGACCAGTACAAGTTGGAGAAATGTATTTCTTCAATTATAACGCAACAAAACCAGAAAGACTTAAGTATTATGATCAATATCCAATCGCATATGTAATAAGTGTAGATCAAAAGGGATTCATTGGTGCAAACATGCACTACTTATCGCCTAAATTAAGAGAGGCTACTGCAAAAGGCCTAATAAATAGTGCAGATGGAATAACTGTACCCAAAAGAACCTTACATAGGTATCATTTTGAAGGTGTGCAGGGTAACATGATGAGAGTTCCAGAATCTGAAATGGCAGACGTATCCATGTTACCAACTGAAGAGTTTATTAAAGTAGAAACGGG